AATACAATAAACCAAAAGGAGGAATATTTAGATTATTAAAAGGTAAGTCACCGCTTCTTGTTACAAATATAATTCAGTGTGAGGATATTGTTTTAATTGAATGTATGTATCTGACATCTGGGAGTGTTAAGTTTTACAAAGACAATAAAAAAGTAATACCATTAAAACTAGGTTCGTTTAAGGACGATGATGAGTTTTTATCTATAAACGAAAAAGAAGAAGCTAACCATTTAGGCTGTGCTAATTGGCCTAACTGTGATACAGAAGGATGTGGAGAATGGTGAAAAATATAAATCCTAAAACAAATAAGCCTTATTATTATAAAGATAATCCTGAAGCTGTTAAAGCTAGGGATTCTAAAAGAATGTATGTTAATGGTAAAGAAGTATCAAAGAAACATCCTTTGTATAAACCTGGTAAATATAAAGGTTTTACTGACGCAGCGTTTAGTTCACTACAAAACTATGAGGAAGCTAAAGAAGGACAAGTATATATCATATGCAATCCTTCTTTTCGTAACTGGTGCAAAGTAGGCATGGCTGTAGACGCAGAAGATAGATTAAAACAATATCAAACGTCTTCACCGCACAGAGATTACGCATTAGTTAAATGTTATAATACTTCTAATAGAAGGGAAACAGAAACAAAAGCTCATGCAGAACTGGAAAAACATTACAAACGTAAAGGTGAATGGTTTATGTGTACTGGTTATAATGCTCAAAAGATTTTAGATGCAATGCTTGAAACAGAGGGAGAACAACTTGACTTATTCTAAAGACTTAGAAGACTTGGTAGATGATATATACGAGAGCCTAGCTCCGCTATCTGAAAACAAACCTATTGAACTATCTGATGAGGTTATAGACGATACCGTTGAAGCAATCAGGGAAGCTTTAGTCCATTGGGCTAGACCCTCTGAACGTAATAGAAACTTTGCTATCCGTATGTCTAACGTAGGCAGACCTGCTAGACAGTTATGGTATGAAAAGAATCTTTCTAATGAGAATACTATTACTGCTTCTAATCAAATAAGATTTTTATATGGGCATATCTTGGAAGCAGTTATGATTATGCTTGTTAAATTATCTGGTCACACTATAACTGATGAGCAAAAAGAAGTTGAAGTAGAAGGGATTAAAGGACATATAGATTGTAAGATTGATGGTGAAGTTGTCGATATTAAAACTGCATCTAGAATATCTTTTAATAAATTCCAGGCAGGTAAACTTCCTGAAGATGATCCCTTCGGATACATAGATCAGTTATCTTCCTATGAAGAAGCTGAAGGCACAGATGATGGAGGATTTCTTGTTATCAACAAAGAGACAGGTGAGCTTTGCTTTTATCAACCAGGATTTGTTTATAAATCTCACATGCCTGAGAAAATAAATGATCTAAAAAGTAAAATGAAGCTTGACTCTCCTCCCGAATTATGCTATCTTCCAATACCAGAAGGAGTGAAAGGTAACATGAAGCTCCCTCGTCAATGTCAATATTGCAGTTTCAAGTTTGAGTGTCACAAAGATTCTAATGATGGTAAAGGTCTTAGAGCATTTAAATATGCTAGAGGGCCTGTGTACTTTACTGAAGTTGTATCAGAACCTAAAGTGGAAGAAATATTATGAATTCAAAACAAATGAAAAAAATATCTTTTAAGTCAGATGTACTCTTATTAGAGTGGCTTGAAAGTTTATTGAGTGGAGATGAAGCAGACCAAGTTAGCTATGCTAATTTTAAATCTTTGCTTCCTAAAGATCGTTATTTTTACAAGAATAAAACTTTACATTTAAGTGCTTACACATCTAAGTGGATGCGTAAAATACTCAAGCGTTTAGTTAAGGGCGGTAAAGATATAGATAGAATATCTCTTGAAGATGTAGAGCAGTATAGGCAATCAAAATTACTGAAGTAAAAATAAGGAAAGCAAAACGCAAACCAAGAAAGAAAAGACCTTCTAAAATTAAAGGGTACGATTCAATTTGGGAAGCGGTTCTACACGATACTATTTTAAAACAATGGTATCATCATGCAGATAAAATTTCTTATGTGACCGAACATACATACGAGCCTGACTTCGTTAAAGAAATAAACAATAAAACAATTTTATTAGAGGCTAAGGGTAGGTTTTGGGATCATGCAGAATTTAGTAAATATATTTGGGTGCGTAAAGCGTTACCTAAAAATATTGAACTAGTATTTTTGTTTGCTAATCCAGCGGCTCCTATGCCTGGAGCTAAAAGAAGAAAGGATGGAACTAAACGATCTCACTCAGAGTGGGCTGACTATAATAAGTTTAGATGGTTTAGCGAAGAAACTATTCCTAACTCTTGGGTAGATAAAGGAGCTAGGAATACTGAAGAATTTAAACAACGTCTTGAAACTAAGGAGCAAGAATGAGAAGAGCTACTATTGATGATGTGTCACCTCAAGAATGGGATGCTTATAATCATAAACGAATACAAGGACTGAAAGATCCCGACAATTATAACAAAGGGGGAATGACAGATCAGGAAAGTTTGAATGCTTTAGATACTAAAATGGAAACAGATATTCTTGAGCCTGACAAACCTTATCACCATCAGACTGATCACATTGCTAATGTCGCAAATCAAATTAAGGATAATGTTAATAATCCTAGTCATTATAATTCGGGATCGGTAGAATGTATTGATGCTATCGAAGCTATGCTTACTACTGATGAGTACATTGGTTACTTACGTGGAAATTCTATGAAGTATAGATGGAGGATGCGTTACAAGGGTAAGCCTATCGAAGACTTACAAAAAGCTGAGTGGTATGAAAACAGATTACTTAATTTTTTAAAGGAGAACACAGGTGTCTTGGGATCGTAAAGCTGAACGTAAAGAAAAATTTGAGAAAAAGAATAAAGCAAAAACAAAACAATTTAAAAAAGAACGAATTAGAAATAAGGAAGATACGAATGACAACAGAAGCGACTCATAAAGTAGGTAAACAAATCTATTTAGGAATAGAGATTGATTATGATAAAGAAAAAGAATTGAATAACTTTTCTTTAGACACTCTTAAAGATAGATATTTCTGGAATAAAAACGGAGAAACCCATGCTCAAGAAGCTTTCGCAAGAGCTGCTATATTTAGTAGCACTTATAAAAATACAACTGATTTTGTTTTGGCACAAAGACTTTATAACTATGCAAGTGATCGCTGGTTTATGTTTAGCACTCCTATTCTTAGTAACGGAGGAACTAGCCGTGGTCAACCTATTAGCTGCTTCCTTAATACTGTTGGTGATTCAAGGGATGGCCTCGCTGATCACTATGTTGAGAACATATGGTTGGCATCTGGAGGTGGAGGTATCGGTGGGTGCTGGTCTGGCATTCGCAGTAATGGTACTGGTACTTCTAGTGGCAGTCAGTCTACTGGTTCTATCCCTTTCATGCATGTTGTAGATTCATTGATGTTAGCCTTCAACCAAGGCACAACCAGGAGAGGATCATATGCAGCTTATATGGATGTCAGTCATCCAGAGATAGAAGAGTTTATTAACATGCGTAAGACAACTGGTGGGGATTTAAATCGTAAATCTTTGAACTTACATAACGCAATCACACTGAACGATAGCTTTTTAAAAGCTGTACAAGATAATTTAGAATGGCGTTTGATAGATCCTAAAACAAATGAAGCTATGAAAATTATAAATGCCAGAGACTTATGGTTTCAAATCATTCATACCAGAGCAGAAACAGGTGA